AGCAGAAAATACTGGTATATTCAAACATAGTGCATGGAGATTTGGTATTGATGTGATTACTGTAGCACCAACTGCAATCAAAAAGTTTGCAACTGGTAAAGGTAATGCGAACAAAGAAAAAATGCAAGATGCATTCATTAATGAAACAGGTGTAAACTTGAAGGAACAATTAAACATGACAGAAAAACAATGGAATCCATCTTCAGATATTATTGATGCATATTATGTTTGTAAGTATGCGATTCATGAGGAAACCAAGAATGCCTGAAAAAATATTTGATTTATTAGACATCAGTAAAGATTCGAAATTTAATTCTAAACCGTTAGCGCATTTACACACATACTATCTTTCTGGAGAAATTAAAGAGCCTGAACATTATATTGATATATTTGATAGCATTCGAAGTGCGAGTGAAACGGACATTATTAAAATTCATATCAATTCTTCTGGTGGTCATTTATTCACTGCTATTCAGTTTATGCGTGTATTAGCAGAATGTCCAGCGCAAATCATTTGTTCAGTAGAAGGTGCTTGCATGTCCGCTGCAACTATGATATTCTTATCAGGTACAGGCTTTGAAATCTCCGAACATTCAATGTTCATGTTTCATAACTATTCAAGTATTGTCGGTGGTAAAGGTGGTGAAATGTATGATAACATTCTCCATGAGAGAAAATGGTCTGACAGAATCATGCGTAAAGTTTATGATGGCTTTTTAACCGAAGATGAGATTAAAGCAATTCTAAACAATAAAGATATATGGATGGACGGTGAAGAAGTCTTGAAAAGATTGAAAGCAAAGCAACTTAAGAAAATGGAAAAGCCAGCAGCAAAGAAACCTGCGGCTAAGAAAGCGAGTAAAGATAATGGAACAAAGTCTAAAAAGTAATGGACTATTTGTTGTATCATCGGCGATTCATACTAAACACGGTGTATACAATGCTGAAGAAAGACTAGACCAACTCATCAAAACCTGTGAATCTATTCGTGAAAGAACCACGTGTGATATTGTAGTTGTTGATGGTGGCGAAAAGTTTCTTTCTATTGAAGAACAAACTAAACTTCATCCTGTTGTAAGTCATTTTTATAGTTATTATGACACACCTCTTGTAAAAGAAATGCAAGCAATTAAAGTTCAAGATGTTGTAAAAAACGTCATTGAAGTTTTTATGTTTGGTTCATTCTTTCATAGTGAAATTGAAAAAATAAAACACTATGCAAGAGTCTTTAAGATGAGTGGTAGATATACATTAACAAATGATTTTGATTATAACTATCACATCAATCAAAGAAATCATATCGTTATTCGTGGACCATATACTTCACAGTTCACACCTGAGATGACTGGTGGTGTCAGACTTCAATACATGAGTAGGTTGTGGAGTTTTGATGCTGCATTGATTGACTATATGTCTGAAGTTTATAAACGTATGTTAAGAAATATGATTGATACGGTGAATGGCGGTGGATATATTGACATTGAACACTCACTGTTCAAATTTTTAGATCCTAAACTTGTGATCAATCCAGAAAAAATTGGAGTGATTGGTAATCTAGCACCAAATGGAGCGACAGTGACAGAATGATTCCTACACTATACCAAATTTGCTTT